TTCAAATTTTACTTCAGAGTCTTCCAGAACAATTTGGTCACCATTTTCATCTAATACAAAATTTACTGATTGTGTTTCTTCTCTAAGATAGTTGTTAATTTCACTAAAAGTAATTTCTGCACTTTCTAGAAACTGATAATAAAATTTTACAAACTGAGAAAATACTGGATGGTCTGCCTGAATAAACTCTGGCAGTTGAGTTTGGATATGATTTGATACTTTGTTATTTAAAACATTATCATTATTGGCCATAACTAGTATCCACTAGAACTACTTGACGAACTTGAACTTGAAGAACTTGTTGAACTTGTTGATGATGAAGATGCAGCTGAACTTGCACCAGTATATGAACTTGCAGTAGATACTCCAACCCCAGCAGATGCACTACCAGTTGCAATCGTATCTACAGCTGCAGAAATTGTAGTATTATTTAAATCAATCTCCAACACTTGATTTCTCACTGCAATAACATCATTTGATTCTGGTCTTACAATCAATCTAATTTTTGTAGAAGTTGCACCATCTACATTTGAAACAGAGGATATGTTAAGAGATGTTAAGACTATTTCACCAGTGACATAATCAATTGTTCCAGCTGTATTATCCACATATATTTTTGTAGTTCCACCAACAATATAATACATTCTTGCGTTTCCATCACCATCATCATTTAAAAACATTTCGTTTGTATTATCAGAAATAAAGAAACCAGTAGATTCTAAAATACCACCAAGTTCTTTATTATGACCAGCGTGTGGATTATGTAGTGCATTATTAAATGGGATAGTATATTTTGTTGGAGTTCCTATTGTCGGAGTAAAATCTTTACTTAATTCTACAGTTGTAATATTAGAAGTGATTGCATCATCAGTTGCATCTATTAGTCTAGTAAATGCAGAATGTCTAAATGCACCATCAAACTTTGTGAGGTTATCTGTATTGAAATTTGTAACTGTTGTCAGAACATTTGACTCTAGAGTTTCTTTTGGTTTAATTGTATTCTTGGAGTTATAAGTAAATGTAACACCAAGTCTTAACTTAGTGTACTCTGGGTCAACTACCACTGGTGTTACAGATGCAATAGTATATGTATTCTTCAAATCATTCACAATTTGATTTTTTGCAGATGCAGTGACAGAACCAGATATTGGAACAATAGAAATATAAACTCTCCCAAATACTGGAACATCATTATCCTCACCACCATACACTTGAACAGATTTTGCATTTGCATAAACCTTTGGAACAATCGCTTTAAAATCATTAACCGTAACTGCACGACCTTGAGCTGCGTAATCAAGAGGTGCATTAAATTTTATAGATTGTATACTTTCTTTTTCTGCGCCACCAGATGCATTTGATACTGTTGTTGTAGTAACATCAGTGATACCAGAAATAGTTGCAGTTGTACTAAAAGAACTTGCACCATTTGTTTTTGTTTTATTTGTAACAACATATCTTAAACGAACAATGTTTCCATCAGATAGTGCCTTACCAGTAATACCATCTCCAAAGTAAACTTCAAACTTACCATCAATACTTTCTTGCAAAAAGTAAACATTTGAATTAGCATTTACTTGAGTATTATCTAATGCTTGTGTAAATGTTGTTGAAGATGTAGAACTTGAATTATCAAACACATCAACAAGTAAAGTTGTTGTATCTCCATTCTCATCATTTACATAAAATTTTTGGTCTACATTTTTATTATCTACCGTATAACGATTTGTTACATATGTTCCTTCATGGATAGGAATATTAGAAAATGTTAAAACACCATTTACAGTTAACGCAGTATGTTCTGAAACTGTAACAAATTGATAATTTACATCATCAAGGACTGTGGTAAAAATTGTTCCCACTGGAATAGTTGCAGAAGTCAATCCACCAAAATTGTTAAGAGTTATATTTACATTTGCAACAGGAGCTCTTGCTGAGTTAGGAATATATCCTAAAGTCTTTGCATGAGAAACTACAGAAGAACGAACAGATGCAGTATCAAGAAATGACTCATTTGCAACCATATTCATATTCATTGCAAGATAGTGAGTGTTATATGCAAGAACATCTAACAATGCACTCATACCAGAACCTTCAAAGTCATAGTCTGTAAACTCACTCTGGTTACGCATAAATGTTTTTAGATTACCTTTGATATCATCAAAGTCTAAATCTGTTACGTCTAATCTTTTTTCTGTAGTTGCCATTATCGTAATCTCTCTAATGTAAATGATAAATCAACAAGTTCTGTAGGTGCATTTTGAATATAAAATTGAACAGTACATTCATATTGATTTTCATCAAACCTTGGTATAACTTCAACTGAAATAATAAGCGCTCTAGGTTCAAAATTCGTTATTATATCTGTTATGTGTCTTTGTAATGCTTGTGCAGTAAACGGAGTCATATTTTCAAATAACATATCACGAACACCAGATGCAATTTCTGGATGAAAAGGTTTTTCGTATTGACCAATTTGAACTAAGTTACGCACACTTCTTTTTACTGCAGCTGCATCTGTCAAGATATTAAGTTTCTTGGTAACTGGATGTCTACCAAAGTTAAGATTTAAATCTTTATATATTTTTACAGAACGAGGAGAGTCATTAGTTCTCTCTGCATCTCTATATGCTGGTTGTATTGCCATTATGCTTCTTGACTCCCTAAAGGTCTACATTGATAATCAATTGTTTTCCAGTGACCATCTCTCATAACTTCAAGTTCTGTTTTAAGAACAACACATTCATTTTTATTATCAAAGAACTGAACATTCTGATATAAACATTCCGTGTCAGAAAAACAAGCAGTTAGTAGTAAAGTCCATATAACTTCCATGATATACCTCTTTAGTTATTTATACAATAGTACTAGGAGATAATTGACTCCCAGTAGATGCATTTGCAAGTGCAACACCTCTTTCTGATTTAAATCTATTAATCAATCCACCATGTAATGCTGGACTACTTTTAAATCTAGTTGGTACAGTATTAATCTTGATATCATGTATTTCATTAATTAAGTCTGCATCTGTAATCACTGTTACTGGTGGGTCTTTCTTTGCATTTTTTTGTAGTAGACTAGTGTGTGCTTCTTTAAATATTTTTCTTGCACCGCCTGGCCCAAACTGAACTGCTGTACTCCATACTGTATCTTGTAATCCATTACTATGTGAACCATCACAAACATTAATTCCAGTATCTTTTGTTATTAAACGAACTGCTGGGTCATGATGCGTTCTTTGTATAAAGTCATGTTGTGCTTGTTTAAACCTTGTTGCAGTATCTTCATTTCCAGCAAGTTCTTTCCATTTATTTCTAAATGTAATATCACCTCTGGTTGCAGCTGCATTACCACCAACATTATTTAAACTGTTATAAAAATCTGTGTACCCATTAGATTCATTTGCAAGAAAAGACATCCAACTTTTGAATGTTCCAACCTTTGTTGCAATCTGGTAAGAACCATATGACCAACCACCTCTGTCTTTTGATGCAGATGATGTATTGATTGCGCCTGGGTTTCCATTTGACTCATATCGTTCTGATTGAGAACCCAAGTCTGGTCTAGTACAATCGCCTGGCTCTGTAATTGCATTTTCTGGTATTGCACCACTCTCTGCACCAGAACCACCAGCGGAAACTGCACCACCACTTCTTCCTGCTGGGGGAAGAAGACTTCTTGTTGCACCAGTTTCTTCATCTGTTTCTTCTGGTTCATCATCACCAGCACCACCAACTGTAGAAGACTTTGGTTCTGAAGTTAATATTTCTGGAAGTTGTATCTCTGTTAAATCTGTTTCCGTAACTTCTGTAGGTTCAGTTGAAGAACCACTATCACCAATAAAGACAGTTCCAGAACCAGCTTCAATAACATTTGAACCATCTGAACCAGATATACCAGCAGGGTCATCACCAGTATCAGCAGTGTCACCTTTACGAGCTGCGTTCTGTGTTCCACTTGGTTGATTAATCTTTACGGTAGAACCATCTAAGGTAACATCACCAGTAATATCCATATCAAGAGTTGTGCCAATACGAATAGTAGATGACTCTGTAATATTTTGTTCGTATGTTTCTTTTAGAAACTCTTCCACCTTTGCGCTGTAGTTTCTTGTGATATCAGATTTGATATGTTCTGAGAACGTATTATCTTCTGCACCATATCTTAAATCTATGTTACCATGAATACTTTCATCAAATGTATCGTTGTATACATTAAATACTGCACCATTGATATCAGTAGTTCTTGCACCTTCAATCTTAATTGTTTGACTTCCACCAACATCTTCAGTATAATCATCCGTGACTTCTATGTTAAATGCTTTACATTTGATATTCAAAGTTCCTTCAACAGTAAGATGCATATCACCTTGAACGTGCTCATGATTATTTCCGCTAACCAAATGATAATCATTTGATACAACTTTGTCTACACGATTACCAGCTGCGTCAACTTCATAGAATGTGCCAGGCATTGTATGTTGTGCAACTCTTTCAACACCAGAACTATCATCATATTCTACAATGTGTCCAGACTCAGATTCAAATACATGGTTCTTTGGATATACTGCATTATAAGTTGTGGTTGGTTCATCATAAGTAGTTCCGTCTGCACTACGAATACCTTCAACGACTTTTGCTTTCTTATCGCCTACAATTGTATCTTGTACTTCAAAGTTTCTTGCAAGTCTATTTGTATCTGGTTCTCCAGTAGTTCTTGGATAGATAGAAGTATTATATCCATCTAGGTCTGGATTAGTTTCTCTACGATTAGGGTCATTGAAACCTTTGTTGGGGTCACCTAATTTTTCTGGAACGCCAGGAAGTGAACCCATGATGATAGGTTCTTGTAATGTATCTGGGTCACGAAAGAAACCCATGACCCAAGTTCCCTCAACTAAGAACCCAGGCGTATGACCCATACCATTCATTGATGGTGTATGAATTGTTTGTAATACCCACGCCCAAGGTAAGTCCTCAGTGGGTATTTTTACTTTATCGTCTGTATGATAACCTACGCAACGAACACGAACACGGCCTAGTTTTGTTGGGTCATTTCTATCCTCAACAACACCAGTAAACCATACAAATCCATCTTGACCTTGAAAGTTTTCCATAGAGTTATTTATAGTACTAAATAGTATTAATCGTTCAACTCACTAAGAGTCGGAAGTACCCATCATAGGGGAAGGAACGCACTTAACTTTTGGTAATAATCGAAAGGAGAGTGTCATGAATACGATTATATTCCAACTAATAAAACATCTTAATCAATATAAGAAAAGACAGAAAGAAATGGTTCTGTTTAGGAAACCTAGATTCCGTTCTGCACAATAAAAAAAA